ACCTGCACCCTGTCGTCATCCTTCAGGAATGGAGCGGACTGCAACAGCGAGGAATAGAGGTATAGGTCCGGGTGCTTCGTCAGCAGCCAGTTCGTTGCATTCGCCGCGAGCGCCGGGATATTCGCGTAATAGGACATCTCCAGCACATAGCTGGTATCCGGAGCCGGTTTGACTTCGAGAGCGTTCCCGACGATTGCGTAATAGCTGGGCTGTCCCACCAATGAGCCCCATTCCGCGCGCCTGGAGATGATTCCGGCTTCGCTGCACTGCTCAAAGGGCTGATCCATGCCATTGACGATCAACTTGATGCTTTTGAGGGAACGAAAATCATCCGGCAATTCCGTGAACTCGGTGCTAATCGTGGTCTGGACTCGCGCTACCTCATCGCGCACCTTGAGGCGTCGACGCAGTTTCGCCTCGGCCATGGTGATGAAATCGGGAATCTGGTCCGTCAGATCGCGGCGATTCAGCCAGTTTCCGATGGATGCAACGAGGTCTGTATAGTTTACGAGCGCCATTATTGGAGCCTCACCAGCGGCTTATCTTCCGCCTTCGATATCTCCATCGCGCACTGAACGCTCACATGCTCATAGGAGAACTCGAACGAGCCTATGTGCTTGATCTGCTTCGATAGGTCATGATTGATCACAATCGGGACGCCCAGCCGCTTCAACATGTGGCATAGATATACGTCCTCGCCCATGAAGCAGTTCTTATCTGCCACCCACGGGGTTGCAAACCATGGCTCCGGTAGAAGATCGAAGACCTTCATGTCAATCAGCATCACCGCAGTGCCCACGCGATCAACCTTCTCCAGGCCGAAACTTTCCTCGGTGGTGAATACTGGAGTCTTATGCAGGTTCTGATCAACATTTCCGGCTGTCGGGCCCGTCGGGATCTTCCGGCGCGCGCAGTTCGCCGCTACGACGAACTCACCGGATGTCTTCATGGAGTCCATTAGCTGGCTGATCAAGTCGCCAGGGAAACGCATATCCGAATCGAGGAACAGCAGATGCGAGCAGCCGCTCTTAATGGCCTCTTTTACCAGTTCCGTGCGCTGTGAGGCGAGAATCGTTCCCTCGCTGAAAAGCGGAATAACGATGTCATCGTGGTGCGTCATGACGTGTGTGCAGACTGCGAGAACTAAGTCCGATGCGAACTTCGTTTTCACTTCCTCGCGGGCTGGAACGGCGACGGCGATTACGCTCATATCTGTCCCGGCCTCGTTCGAAAGAACCGGTTATTGCCGTCGTTGAGCCATGCCTTGAAGGCCTTCTTGTCCTGGAAGGTCCCGCGCTGGACCAGATCGAAGTAGACCGACAGCGGGATCGATGCCACCCGGTGAAACTCGCCCTTCCAGTTCGCCCGCTCGTCCACGTCATTGAACCGCGCCTTTGACTCGTGCACGATATCCGTAACGTCCTGCTCTGTCTGGATACAGGCCGTGTCCGAGGCGTAGTCATAGTGGAACGTTCGGGTTATGCCGAGGTCGGGATCGTGACTGAAGGCGCGAGAACTCATTTGCCCTGAAGGTTCTGTTGCGACTTCTGCATGAAGGCGTAATCTCTATCGCTCAGTGATTGTCCCTGGGCTTGCTGCATATGCTGCCCGGAGATCGCACTGCCAAGACCGTATCCGCCAAGAGGAACAAAAGGGCGAATAGTGACTATCCCGTCAACGACCGAGACATCCATCCCGTCATGGACAATTACCGCGGCTGGTTTTTCTATTCGAATCATGTTGCCTTTCAAAACGGGGCGGCTGTTAGACCGCCCCTGTTGGTTAGGTGGTCTGGAGATCCGCCGCAAGGCCGTGCGCGGATTCGGTGTTGACCTTCAACCCGTACTCCACGATGACCATGCGCTTCTCCGCGTCACCCGTTTTCGCCATTGCAATCTGCTGGAATGGGCGAAGATAAGCGACGGCATAATAGTCCGTATCGAGCACCCAGCCGTCACGCTCACGCTGGAAACGGTTCGGGACAACCCGTACCTCTCCGAAGTCCGACACATAGACATCGGCGGCTCCGATGATCTGCGCCTGCTTCCCGGCCGCCACATCGCGGAAGCGGGTTGCGATACCGGAGAAGCCTGATACGCGAGCCTTGTTGACAGGCCCAACCATCAGCATTTCCGGCTTGGCGCCAGAGGTCCAGCACTTCTGAAGAACATTCTTCAGAATGGTTTCCGTGAAGGTCCGGGTATTCGTGCCGTCCGTGCGCGGAAGGTTCGGGACGCCGGATGTGTAGGTCGGATTAACGCCATCCGTGTTCATGTCCACGTTGGTCTTGATGAAGGCCGAAAAAGTTGCCGTCACCGGTGCTGTGGTGGAGTTGCCGGTTACACCTGCCAGGTTCAGGCCAATGAGATTGACTTCCATGTCGCGTTTCAGTTCGGCGCTCTTTTTCGCCAACTGATAAGCGAGTTCGGACTTGCGACCGGCCTTGTCGACGGCATCCTGTGTGCCGGAAACCAGAACAGTTTTGCGCGAGATCATCGTGCGGTTTCCGATGCGCGCGGTTGGTGTTACCGCTTCAACGGTCGTTACCAGATCGTCGCCCTGGAGTTGCGCATTTGCCGCGGCCGTAGCAAGTGCGTCGGTTTGCCACTCGAAGAGAGTTGCGTTCGCTTTGTCCTTGCCGCCGTTCGACATGAAAGGCGTGTCTTCAGGGCTGATGTTGGTGATTGTGTTTGACAGATCCTCGCGATTGCCGATCGCGCTGAAAGTCAGGAATGCGTTTGTGATGATTGCCATCGAATCTCCTAGAGAAATCGCTCGATTACGCGGGCGGCGTCGGTCACCTTGCCCGTTTTCGCAAGACGCTGTTGAGCGCGTTGTATCTGGCTGATTTGAGATGTTGCCGGTGGACCGGGCTTGGCGGTTTTCGGGACTTCCACGGGATCAGGCTTCAGCGCGGCTCGCTTCGCGATAAGCTGCTCGTGCTGGTATGCCCTGCGAAGCATGACGATGGCGCGATGATCGGTTACGTTCGCTACTTCCTCGGGGGAGAAGCCGAGAGTTGCCGCGAATTTCACCAGTTCGGCCTTTTCCGCCGATGCCTTCTTTTCGTCCTTCCATTCAGGAATCGCCGCAACGAGTTTGGTTGACTCTTCGCTGAGACGCGCCTGAAGCCCCTTGTCCGCTTCCTCTTGCTGAAGCCCTGCTATTCTCTGGCGTTCGGCCTCGATATTCTGAAGCGCCGTTTGCCGATCGATTTGCAAAAGCCTCTGCCGTGTCCACTCGCCCGGGTTCTCCTCTTGGAGCTTTGCCCAGTCGATTTTCGGCTCAGTCTGCTGGATCTGCTGTTGCAGGGTGCCCAGCGTCTGCCTGTACTGTTCACGCTCGCCACGGACGGCCTCAAACTCGGCTTCGGCAGCCTTGCGCTGCTCGGCCAGGCTCATGGTCTTCCGGGTATAGTCGGCCTCCCGCTGATAGCCTTTGACAAGCTCTTCAAGAGGGACCTGGATTTCCTTGCCGTCAACCTTGACGGTGTGAAGTTCCGGCTTCTTTACCTGCTCGTCTTCGGAATCAGTTTCTTCCGGCTTATCCTCTTCCTCGTCCTCTTGCTCGGCTTCAGGATCGGGATCATCGTCGCCCTCAAGGGCGGCATTCGTCTCTGCATCTTCGGCGACTTCTTTGGTGGCCTTTTTGGGCTCAAAGAGATCTTCGAATCGTTCGGCGGCTTGACCCAACGTCATTGGTCCGCTGTCTTGCGACGTGGCGGCTGGGGTACTCATAATTTGTGCCTTTGCAGTTTGCCTTGCGAAATCTGGCCGTCAGTGACGAACGCCTGAATCTGGCGCTGCAGGTCACCGAGCGCGGTGAGCATCAGAAAGGCTGACTCGCGCTTGCCCGTATCGGCGAATGCGCTCTGCTTCCACTCTTCGGTATAGGCCGTTTCAAGCGCCCTGAATGCCTCAACGAGAACAGGCTCCGCGAGCACCCGCTGCGCTTCCTTGCCGCGATTGATGGAGGTCTCGATATCCATTACTGGGTTGCCTCAGTGGGTTGCGGGGCATTTACCGTCTGGGTGTGCGCGTCGAGCATCGCGAGCCGTTCGTCGGACTGAATCTGCTGATTGGCGAGGTCGATATCTCG